ATATTTGTCTTAACAAGAGGCGGGAACGCCATCTTTTAAGCGCATCAGTTGCTGTGATGCGCTTTTTTTAATTGATTACATATGTACCGCCGCGCTTTTTTTGCTTTTCGCGCGCATACGCTTCGACTTCCGATCTGGTCATTGTCTTGCACTCTAATGCGTACGGATCTCCCCAGCGGATGATCCACAAAATAACTTCTTCTTTCATTTCATGAGGTGTTTCGCTGCTTCTCTCGCTATTTCTTGTGCTGATTTTTTTATTTCCTCTTCTATTTCTTCTTGCGTCATTGTGGATGTTTTAACTATTTTTTGCATTGACTTTTCTGCGTGTTTTTTTCCGTACTCTTCTTCGAAGATGTTTCTTATTCCTCTTAATATCATGACTGTTTCTGCTTCTAATAATATTAAATTTCCTTTTATTTCCACATTGCCTTTACTGCATTTAATCATCTTTACAAATTCCTTTCGTTAAAATGTTTTTTAGTTTTTGAATCTGATCTCCATCAAGTCCGCTAACATTAAATATTCTTGTGCTTTCTTTGTCTCTCCATGCGTTTCGCAGACCTTATCTCTGAACTGCGCAAGCGTTCCGTAGAAACATCCACAGCGTACGCCTACATCTCCATCTTTAAGCCGGAAGAATGTGGTTGTGCGATTACAAGATCCGAAACCGTGAGCATATGCATAATCCTTATCGCCGGAAACCCGTGCATCGCCGAAAACCTGTGCATCGCCGGAAACCCGTGCATTGCCGAAAACCCGTGCATTGCCGGAAACCTGTGCATCGCCGAAAACCCGTGCATTGCCGGAAACCCATGCATTGCCGAAAACCCGTGCATCGCCGAAAACCTGTGTATCGCCGGAAACCCGTGCATTGCCGGAAACCCATGCATTGCCGAAAACCCGTGCATTGCCGAAAACCTGTGCATTGCCGGAAACCCGTGCATTGCCGAAAACCCATGCATCGCCGAAAACCCGTGCATTGCCGAAAACCCATGCATCGCCGAAAACCTGTGCATCGCCGAAAACCTGTGCATTGCCGAAAACCTGTGCATTGCCGGAGATCCGTGCATCGTCGGAAACCCATGCATCGCCCATATGACTCAGGTTTTCTTCTTTTTCTATGTATCCTCCCAAATCCCCGGCTTTTACATTGCCAAACTCAATTAACGCTTTAATGCGAAACAGTTTCACGCCGGAAATATCTACAATAAATTCGCTTGTTAGTTTAAACTTCTTCACTTTTCTCGTCCTTTCTGTTACAATAATGTTGATTATTTATCTATGCACCCTGAGGTTGCCGCCTCATTTATGGGCGCTCTTTTGTTCTGTAAACGTCAAAATCTTCGTGATTGCCTATACTTCCCCACGATGTGATCTGATCATGTTTTACAAGTACAACCGCGTTTGCATAATCCTGATCGTATTTCAGACACCATTCTTCAAGTAGATCTAAGATGCAGTTCATTTCTTCTTCGGCATCTTTCTTTACCTTTACATCCATTTCTTTGTTCACCTCCTTAGATTGGTCCTGCCTGCAAGATGTAAATGATCATAGCCATCACCGCGTTTAACATCATGCTGGCAACCGTTACTGCGATCAGACCTCTTGCAGCGCTGTCTCTTTCTTTTCTTTTGTGCTGAATTTTCTCCTGCTTGTGATCCTCTTCCGGAAAATTTCTCCGCTCGATCGGGATCAGCTCCAGCTCCGGCACTGTCGGTAATTTAATCTCTTCCATGCTTGTCCTTCCTTTCTACCGCTTACGCGGTTTTCTCTATTATGTAGTTTCTGTCAAAAAGAACCCTTTGGTTAACACTTTCTGCAAATGCCTCTTTATCTTCCAGTTCCTTAACCTCTACTTCTTTTCCGTCAATTACTACAATGCTTTTTATGATCATTTACACCACCTCTCTAAAGCTTATGAAACACTGTTTGTACTTGTTGCGTTGTCCAATGAAATCCCCTATACTGTAAATACAGGACACTGGCATGTCCGAGTACTACGAAAGGAGTTCCATCATGATGCAAAATTACTATTTTTATATCTATCCAGATATTAACGGCAATTATGAAGTACATACAGAAAACTGCTATTATCTTCCATCCGAACTTAACAGACAGTATATTGGAAGATACAGTTCTTGTCAGGCAGCTATAATTGCTGCGCAGATTGCTTATCCCGATAAAAAGTTTGACGGATGTTATCATTGTTGCCGTGAATGCCACAAGGGATAATAATGGGGCTGGCTTTTCGTCAGCCTTTCATTGTGGCGTTCTTTCTAAACACCTCACGTACAATCTCGCACGCCTCGTCCAGATTCTCCAATGTCATATTGTTCTGAATCATACACCGCGAAATCTCATTGCTTAATATCGCGCTCTGGTCTTCTCGGAATTCTCTATCAAGCATCTCCATAGCCAACTTAATCACTCTCCTTTCTCTTCTGTCCGTTTTATTGACAGCTGATCTGCATGCTACTTGCTATTCTCCTCCACCTCTCCTATACTGTTAATACAGGCACTGCCATGCCGAGTATTATGAAAAGGAGAGATACTATATGTATGATGTTTATTTTTCATATTTCGATGGAAATGATCACTTGTGCACGAATGTAGATAAAATCGAAATTCCTACTTCATCCGGAATAAGAACATATTCGGGCGATGAAATTGCATCTCAGCATTTTAGGATTCACTCAGAGATTTACCTGTATAGTTCTAGTACAAGTTACACAATTTCTACAACTGGGTTAAAAGCCATCGAAATCAGAAAGAAATAATCTTTCTATATTAGAACCTCTATACTAATTTCTGTATGGGGTTCTCTTTCTTTAATTCTTCTGCTTTCTTCAAAACATCACTAACATCGTCCATCCTTGTTATGTGAAAAATTATTTTTATTCTCATTATTACCTTCACCTCCTCTTCTGCTTCAAAGTCATGTTTATCGAACACCTTTCCTGTTACACTACTCTAGGAAGTACTCAATAGATACTCCGAAGTAGTCGGCGAGGATTTTTAACTTGTCAGCTTTTGGATTGCTCCTGCCCGCCTTCCAATTTGAAAAAATGTTTTGACCAATTCCTGTATCTTTCGATACCTGATACGCTGTTTTGTTGGTTTTATCCAATAATTCAGCAAATTTTTCGTACACTTTTGCACCACCTTCCTTAATTAGCGTTATTGAATTTACTTTCAATATGTGATATACTTCCAATTGCAAAACCAATTAAACATTATTCGAAAGTACATCACATATCGTAAGTTCGTAAGACGCTTACTTTCGTTTGCGTAACTAAATACTACATCAGCATTCGTTATTAGTCAAGCATTTTTACTTACTTTTACGAAAGTATGCTATTTTCGTGAAAGGAACACAAAAAATGTATGAAATATTTGAGCAACTTTTACAAAAATACGGCATTAGTGCATACAAGGTAGCTAAAGAAGCAGGGGTGACACAAACAGCGTTAAGTAATTGGAAGAACGGAAGGAATACTCCATCTGTGCCTACCCTTCAGAAGATTGCTGAGTATTTTGGAGTAACTGTCGACTACCTTATGACAGGAAAGGAGGAAACTGAAAAAGAGCCAAAACTGAAACCTAAAGACGAAAAAGACATAAAAGAGATTCTTGCCAACACCGAGCAACTGCTCAAGCAGGATGGACTCATGTTTGACGGTGATCCGGCATCCCCGGAGGCGATCGAGTCCATCCTGTCAGCCATGCAAATCGGCATGGAGATGGCAAAGAAAAAGAACAAGGAGAAATACACTCCGAAAAAGTATAAAAAGGATTGATGTTATGAATATTAAACGGCTGGTGGATTCTCTGGTCAGAAAGTACAAATCACGGAATCCCTTTGAGATAATCGAGCATTTCAATGTAATAGTTGTCTTTTATCCCTTACACGGGGTAAAAGGATTTTATCAGTACTTTCAGCGTAACAATATCATCTATATTGATGAAACATTATCCGACAAAGAGAAACTGTTTGTTTGTGGGCATGAGCTGGGTCACATGTTCTTGCACAAGAAAGCGAATGCAATCTTCATGGACTCTCGGACGCAACTCAATACTACTAAGTACGAAATAGAGGCAGATCGATTTGCGATGAATCTATTGCTTTCCGATGCAGATATAGAGGAGCATTTAGATTTTTCTACAACACAGTTCTCACGGCTATTCGGGTACAATAAGAAGCTAATAGAATTACGGCTGAAAGATTTTAATTAATGTGGTGTTTTCTCGGAACAAATACAAGAGAAGAAAGGGAAACTTATGGGATTCACAGATATATTTAAAGGAAAACAGTATAAATCTGAGTTGGAGACGCTGCAACAAAAATATGAAGATTTACAATCATTATTAACCCCGGAAATGCAAAATGCTTTTGCTTTACAAAACAAAATCAGAGATTTAGACTCTATTATCCAGCAACGCAACCAGACAATTTCAGATTGTGATAACACTATAATCTCCAAAAATGCACAACTTGAAGACATTGAAAGACATATCTCTGACAGGAAAACAGAACTTGTTTCCGTGGATGAAGAGATATTGGTTCAGGAATTCGGACTATATAAACCGCATTATGATTTCGCAAATGCACTGGAGTATAAAGAAAAGCTATCCGAAATAAGGGCAAAGCAAAAAGCGATGATAAAGAATAAAACTGCTGTATCTGGCTTTACTTCATGGCAGGTTAATGGTAGTGCTTCGAAAGGAAAGAAAATGGTTTCCGACACACAAAAATTATTATTACGAGCGTTTAACAATGAATGTGATGAAGTTGTCGGGAAAGTAAAATATACTAACTTTGATGCTTCTTTAAACCGGATAAATAAATCTGCGGAAACCATTTCCAAACTTGGTACAATAATGGGAATATCCATAAATCGCCCGTATCTGAATTTGAAGATTGAAGAGCTGAAACTAGCGTTTGAGTACCAGCAAAAGAAACAGGAAGAAAAGGAAGCTCAGAAAGCCGCTCGCGCCGAAATGCGGGAAGCTGCAAAACTTCAAAAAGAAATCGAAGCTCAACGAAAGAAAATAGAGAAAGAACAGACACACTATCAAACGGCCTATGAAAAATTGTTAAAACAATTAGAATCCTCACCTGACGACGCTGATTTAATTCAGAAGAAATCCGAACTCGAAACTCAGCTTCAGGATATAGATAAAGCTATGAAAGATATTGATTACAGAGAAGCAAACCAGCGCGCTGGATATGTATATATAATTTCAAACATCGGCGCTTTTGGCGAGAATGTATACAAAATAGGTATGACGCGCCGTCTTGATCCACAAGACCGAGTTGATGAACTTGGTGACGCATCCGTGCCATTCAACTTTGATGTACATGCTATGATATTCTCTGATGATGCGCCAGCTCTCGAAGCTGCGTTACATAAAGCGTTTGAGGATAGAAAGCTTAACATGGTTAATACAAGACGAGAGTTCTTCAATGTTACATTAGACGAAATAAAAGAGGTTGTTAAAAAGAATTTTGACAAAACAGTAGAGTTCATCGATGTGGCTGATGCCGAGCAATATCGCATCAGCCAAAAAATGAAACATCAAAGTAAATAAAAAACCGCCCCGGTGCGCCAACACCAGGACGGAAATAACTAACGTCTCCTGCCCCACAGTGGCAGGGGAACAACTAAATAATGTATTTACCCAGACAGCCGAGGGGCGTGCTGGTTCCCGATCCAGTCTTGTGGAAAGGGGAAATACTTATGAGTACATATGAAGAACTCAGTTTGATCATAAGCATTGCGCTTTTGGTTGTAGCCATTCTGAATTATACGCATAAAAAATAGCCGTCCTGCCCTGACAAAGCTGACGACTATTTCTTATAGTTTTTTAAGTTGCACCGGAGCGGGTGAGGTGCAGTCACCTTCCGGCTATCCTGTTAAGTACATTATAGCAAATGTACCATAAATGTCAACTATCTAGATTTTCCAAATAGTTAGAAAGAGGGTGTGATAAATGGATGATTTTGAAAACAAATTAACTGAATTACATGATCGTGTTCTTAGTAAGGCTCTTACCGAGGATGAACAGAACAGCTATACCGAATCTTTATTTGAATCCATTAAACATATCAATGAATATGGAGAGGAGTTTTGGTACGCAAGAGAACTTCAGCGTGCTCTAGAATATACTGAGTGGCGCAACTTTTCTAGAGTTATTGATAGAGCTGTAACCGCTTGTGAAAATAGCGGAAATGATGTCTTTCATCATTTTGTTGAAGTCAACAAAACGATAGATATGCCTAAATCTGCAACAAAAGAAATTACAGATTACGCACTCTCCCGCTATGCATGTTATTTAATTGTACAGAATGGCGATTCCCGGAAAAAGGTGATTGCTCTCGGTCAGACATACTTCGCCGTAAAGACAAGACAACAAGAATTAATAGATAATTTTAACGAATTAAATGAAGACCAAAAGAGATTAGCTATCAGACGTGAAATGGCAGAGCATAATAAATTATTAGTAGAAGCCGCAAAAAATGCAGGAGTTGAAACAAACCTTGATTACGCTATCTTTCAAAATTATGGGTATCGTGGTTTATACGGTGGTATGGATGCAAAGGCTATCCATCACCATAAGGGATTGAAACCATCTCAAAAAATCCTTGACCATATGGGATATGAAGAACTTGCCGCTAATTTATTTCGCGCCACACAAACAGAGGCTAAAATTAAACGTGATAATATACAAGGGAAAGAAAATGCCAACCAGACGCACTATAACGTCGGTAAAGAAGTTCGTGATACTATTTCACGATTAGGGGGAACGATGCCAGAGGATCTCCCCACCCCAACTAAAAGCATTAAGCAGATCGAACGCGAGCAAAAGAAACTGGAAGATAGATAGAAAAACCCCCCGCCCCTCC